TCCACCTGTTTATGGTAAGGTATATATTTGTATTAAACCAAAAGATGCAGATAAACTTACAACAACACAAAAATCTGGATTAATATCATCTATACTTCAATCAAGAAATGTAGTTTCTGTTATACCCATGATTGTTGATCCAGAATATATTAATATTGCAGTAACAACTACTGTATATTATAATGAACAAGCCACTTCTAAATCTGCTTCTGAGATTGCTGGTATTGTAACAAATACTATTAATGCTTACAATGTTAATGAGTTAGATAGATTTGATGGTGTATTTAGATTCTCTAAATTAAGCAAGTTAATTGATAATTCTGATCCATCAATCACAAATAACATTACCACGATTTTATTACGCAGAGGAGTTACTGTTCGATACAATACTTCTGCTCAATATTTGTTTAATTTGATTAATCCAATTTGGAGTTCTGGTCAACCAGAAGAATCATTTAAGAGTACTGGTTTCTATGTTTTAGGAAGTGATGAAATTCACTATCTTGATGATGATGGTATTCAATATGTTCGTTTGTTCCGTTATGGAACTAATGGTATTAAGATTATTGTAAATCCAACTATTGGTAATATCGATTACAACAATGGTGTGGTGGATATTAAGAATTTATACATTACTGCTTTGGCTGATGTAGACTTAGAATTAAGTATTCGTCCATTATCTAATGACGTAGTTTCAGCACTTACTCAAATTGCTCATATTCCTCCTGAGCATTTAAAAGTAACAGCAATTCCAGATCCAACTGCTTCTGGAGATTTGCGTGGCGGATACAACTATACATTTACTTCTAGTCGTTCATAATGATCACAAGACCTAAAGTTTCATCCATAGTAGCATCACAGCTACCTGAATTTGTCAGGGATGAATATCACACATTCGTTGAATTTTTAAAAGCATACTATGAGTTTTTAGAAACAACGCAAAAAGATCCAATATCATTAAGAGATATTGATACTACTCTTGATGCATTTATTACTTACTTTAAATCTGAACTCTCTCAGAAAATACCATATTCAACTGTTGATGAGAGATTCTTAATAACAAGAATTAAAGGTCTTTACTTAGCAAAAGGTAGTGAAGCATCATTTAAACTTCTTTTTAGAATTTTATTTAATAAAGATATTACAATTCAATATCCATCATCTCAAATGCTTCGCGCATCTGATGGTAAATGGAATCAAGACGTTTCAGTTTTCGTAAAAATATTAGTTGGTAATCCTCAATCAATCGTTGGTAAGATGGTTGATGTTGTTACTACAACTAAGATTGTTCGTGTTCTTGTTGATCGTCGTCAATATGTTGAGGTTGAAGTAGATCGAGCAATTAAAATTTCGGATGATGTATATGAGTTTATTCTAGATCGTCGTTTCTTTGGTACAATTTCTATTGGTGATACTTTACGTTATTTAGATAGTAACAATAATTTGGTGTTCAATGGTTTAATTTTACCAACTACATCAGTATTAACAGTTGAACAAGCAGGTACTGGCTTTAAAGTTGGCGATCTTTATAATATCACAAACTTCCAAGGTTATGGAAGTATTATGAAAGTTTCTGCTGTTGATTCAGTAGGTGGTATCGCCACAGCGCAGTTTATTAAATTTGGTACTGGATACACTACAGATTTTACATCTTCTTTGATATCACAAAAAGGACAAGACACTGCTTCTACTGAGGGTGTTATTATTTCTCGTGTTGATAGTTTTCTTGCTCCAGCAAACAAATCTGTTGCTCTTGGTATTAGTGAGAAAACTTCTGGTTTTGCTGAGAGTGGTTCGATTAACACTTCAGATTATAATTTAGCCATTAATTCAACTTTAACAGGAACTCTTACTGCAACTAATGGTAGCGCAACTGTTACTGGTTCTGGAACTTTGTTTGTTTCTGAACTAACCTTTGGCGATATCATAACTTTATCTGGAGTTGCATATACGGTTCAAAGTGTTGCCAGTAATACTAGTTTAACTTTAACTGCTAACTTTGCAGGCACAACTTCTAGTTCTTTAACATCTGTTGCTTCTCTTAGACCAGCTGCCATAGATGGTACTTACGCTGGTTTAACAGTTCGAGAATTTGGTATCAGTTCAGCAAACTCGATAACTACAACAACTACCCCTGCTATTATTAAAGTTTCTCTTGGTCCGCTTGCTAAATATCCAGGGTACTATGTTAATAATGATGGATTCTTGGATGATGCTATTTACATCCAAGATAGTAAATTCTATCAATCACACTCTTATGTTATTAAAATTGATCAATCTTTAAACACATATAAGACGATTGTTAAGAATTTGATTCACCCTGCTGGTATGGCAATCTTTGGTGAATATGATCTTCGCAATGAATTTACAATTAATACTGCAATTGAATCGTTAATTAAGATTCTTTCAATTACAGTTGCAGATTCAGCAGTTTCAGGAACTAATACAGAGATCAAAGATATTACAAAGAGATTTAATTCTCTTGTATATGATCATACTTTAAATGACGGATATACTTTAGATGATGATACAGTAGGTACAGTTGACTATACTGGAACATTACTAAATAGAACATTACCGTATTTTAATATAACAAAACCTCTTGGAACTCATGCTACTTTGGCTGGTCCAACTGAAAATTCTACAGTTTCACCAACAGATTCTGGTGGACAGATTTTATTTAATCCATATGTTGAAGCAGGATGGTTCTTAAATGACACTGGTTCATATGTTGGTGAACCAACAACTTTCTAATTAAGGAGATACAATGATAAACTTAAACGATACATTTATACCGACTGGAGAACTTGAAATTGTTCTTCGCGATAGTCACGGAAATATTAAAGAAACAATCAAAGCAAAGAATTTAGTTGTATCTGCAGGAAAAACTTACTTAGCATCTCGTGCTGTTGGAACTTCTTCAAATATTATGTCTCACATGGCAATTGGTACATCAACATCAACTCCACAGGCTGCTGATACTAGTCTTGGAACTGAAGCAGGTCGTGTTACACTAGCATCTTCTTCTAATAGTGCAAATGCAATTACTTATACTGCTACATTCCCAGCTGGTACTGGTACTGGTGCTATTACTGAGGCTGCTGTTTTAAATGCATCATCTTCTGGTACTATGCTCTGCCGCACAACATTCCCTGTAGTTAATAAAGCAGCTGGTGATTCTATCGCTGTTACATGGGTTGTTACAATCAGTTAATTGGAAATTTAAATGTCATCATTACTAAAATCTCCGTTAGACAATTCTATTGCTAACGCAGTATATAATGAAATCCAGAATCGTAGCGCAAGGTATTACTACTTTTTAGGTAAAACCCTTGCTTGGACTTCAGAGGCAAATCCTCCATATCCAATTGATAGTTTTAACTATGAACTTCAAACTAGGAATGAGATTATTACTTTAAAAGAAGTAAACTCTACTGATGTGGCTTTTGTTATCCCAAGAAAAGACTGGGTAACTGGTCAGGTTTGGGATATGTATGATGATCAATATTCTACTGAAGTTCAAGGTATTAATTTAATTGCTGGTGGTTATGGTTTTTCTGGAACACCAACAGTTTCAATAACAGGTGGAGGTGGAACTGGAGCAGCTGCACTAGCAGTTGTTAATAATGGTATTATTACTGCAATAAATTTAACCTCACGTGGTTCTGGGTACACTTCTATTCCAACAGTAACTATTTCAGGTGGTGGTGGTTCAGCAGCAAGCGCAACAGCAGTTGTTAGTATTGCTCCTTCTGGAGCACAGCGTTTAGAAGATACTAATTGCTATGCTATGACTGATGATTATAATGTCTATAAAGTTTTAGATAATAATAACAATGCTATTTCTACTTACAAACCAGTTGGTACTGTTGTAGATCCAGTTATTATGCCAGATGGATATATGTGGAAATATTTGTATAGTATTCCAATTGCTCTGCGTAATAAATTTTTGACCGATGTTTACATGCCTGTTGTTAATTCAATTCGCTCACAGTTTTATTCTGGTGGTGAATTATTGAATATAAAAATTGACAATGCAGGACAAAACTATACTTTTGCTAACATTACTGTTGCAGGTGATGGTTATCGTGCATCAGATCCATTACTATTAAAATCATTAACAATATCTTCTGGTGGTTCTGGAAATACTTCTGGAGCAACTTTAACTATTGCTCCTCCATTTAATGGAGCGAATGCTTGGACTGCTGGTGTTGGTATTCTTCTTGGACAAAAAGTAGAATATAATAATAATCTTTATGAGTGCACAGTATCAGGAACTACAGCTTCTCCTGGACCTAGTCATAAATCAGGTGTGATTGCCAATGGAACTGCAGCATTAAAATATATTGGAACTCGAGCAACTGGAACATTAACTGTTACCAGTGGTGTAGTTACTGGTTATACTTTAAATGGTCAAGTATTTGATATAGCAATGACCAATGGTGGTCTTGGATATACTTCTGCTCCAACACTAACTATGTCTGGTAGTGGTGGATTTGTTGGTCAAGCAGTCATGAATGGTACTTCAGTATCAAAAGTTTATATTTCTGACTCTGGTAATAATTATACCTCAGTTCCAACATTAACATTTGGAACTCAATGGACAGCAGCTACTGCTGTTACTGTTGGTCAACAAATTTATTATTCAAACAGACTTTATACTGTAACTGTTGCTGGTACTACTCATGCTTCTACTGCTCCAACTATTTCTGGTGCAATTACAACAATTCCAGTAACTAATGGCGGAACAGGATATACAAGTTCACCAACCTTTACGATTTCTGCGCCAGATGTTCCAGGTGGTAATACTGCTGTTGCAGTTGCCACATTTGCTGCAGGTATAATTACTGGTATAACCATTACAAACGCTGGCACTGGATATATTAATCCACCAACTGTAACCTTTACTGGTGGTGGAGGTACTGGTTTATTATTAGGCACTGCAACAATGCAGACTGCCACAAATGGTACTGCTACTTTAAAATATGCAGGTGTTACGGCAACTGGAACTGTTACATTAAAATATGGTTCAGGATATTCAGCACTACCAACAGTTACTATTACCCCAGTTTCTTCTGGAACTGGTGGCACAGCGTATTTCGTTGGGGTTCAGTCATCAGCAAAACTAATCCCATTAATTGTTAATGGTCAAATTAGATCTGTTCAGATTGACGATGGTGGTATTGGATATACTTACGCAAACTTAACAGTAAGTGGCGATGGAACTTCTGCTCAATTAAGCGCAGATCTTTCTCCAGGTGATATTAATACTCTTCAAGCCAATACTGAATTATTGACACCTGATGGTCGTATCATGGCTTATCCAGTTATCTCTGGTGGTTATGGTTATGGCTCAGATTTTCCTGTTACTATTACTGGCGATGGCACAGGTGCTGCTGCAACTGCTCATGTTATAAATGGTAAAATAAATAAAATTGAAGTTACGAATTATGGGCTTGGATATCGCTGGTGTAAAGTATCATTCAATCAAGGTGGTGGATATGGTGCTGTGGCTCGTGGTGTAATGGCTCCATATGGTGGTCATGGTAAAGATCCTATTACTGGTATGTTTGCTAAAACTTTAATGTTCTATAGTAATGTATCTAAAGATACGAATCAAGGATTTACTGTTAATAATGATTTCCGTCAATTGGGTATTCTTAAAAATCCTAGACAGTTTGGCGCATACGGGAACTTAGCAAATAGTCTTGCTTCTGCATGTTATGTAGTAACTGCATATATTGATACAACTAATTTTACTCAAGATATGGCAGTTAATCTTGGATCTTCAACAGGTGCATTGTTTAGAATTGTTGCTCTTACAACTACTGGTTGTTTGCTGCAATCATTGGATAACGCAATTCCTATTGTTGGTAGTGTATTCGTAAATGCTGCAGGAAATACTTTTTCTGCTTCTGGTGTAACTCCTCCAAATGCAGATAAATATTCAGGGAATATGTTGTTTATAGACAACAAAGTAGCCTTTACCCCTACTGCTGACCAAAACGTGACTCTAAGAACTGTTATACATTTCTAATATAAATAAACAAATAACTTAAAGAGTAAAAGAATGCTAGATTTCAATACCGAACCGTATAATGATGATTATGATGAAGCCAAAAAGTTTTATCGTATTCTTTATCGCCCATCTTTTGCGGTTCAGGCTCGCGAACTAACTCAAATGCAGAGTATTCTGCAGAATCAAATTAAACGCCATGGTGATGCAATCTTTAAACAAGGTGCCATGGTTATCCCAGGTGAAGCATCTATTAAAGTTATTTCTACTCCTGGTGCTGGTCATGATTATGTAAAACTTCAATCATTATATAATGGTGTTGCTGTTGAAACATTTTTGTCTTCATTAAAGGGTAAAACTCTAATTGGGCAATCTTCTGGTGTTAAAGCTGTTGTTGATATTGTTCAAAGCGCAGAATCAAGCGATCCAACTACGTTATATCTAACATACACAGTATCTGGAAGTAATACAACAACAAAAACATTCTCTGCTTCTGAGGTCTTAATTACATCAGATAGTGTATATTCAGTTCAGGTGGCAGCTTCTTCTGCCGTTGGTAAAGGATCTACTGCAACTGTTAATCAGGGTGTCTATTATATCAATGGTCATTTTTGTTTAGTTGATACTCAGACTATTGTTCTTTCTAAATACTCAAGTTCTCCAACAAATCGTATTGGTTTATTAGTATCTGAAGAAATTGTTACTCCAGAAGAAGACGAGTCTCTTTTAGACAACGCTCAAAATTCATTTAACTATGCTGCTCCAGGTGCCCATCGCTATTATATTGATTTAACATTAACTAAACTTACAGTTGATTCAACAGCTGATTCTAACTTTGTAGAATTGATTCGTGTTACTGATGGTTATATAAACACCATTGTTGATAAAACTGAGTATTCTCAACTTGCTGTAGAGTTAGCAACAAGAACATATGATGAATCTGGTGATTACTCAATTCGTGGATTTGATATTGATATCCGTGAACATCGTAACAATAATCGTGGTACTTGGACATCCAACACAGCATTCTTAATTGGTGATATTGTTTCATATGGTAATTATACATATACTGCTTTAAATTCAGCAACTTCAATTACAACTCCACCAACTCATACTACATCTTCTGCATATGATGGTCCAGGAGCAACTGGTGTTAATTGGCAGTATGATACTGCGCCAGCGTACAATCGTGGTATTAGTTTAAGTGGTAGTGAGTCTAAACTTGCCATTGGTATTGAAGCAGGTAAAGCATATGTTCATGGATATGAAGTTGAGAAAACTGCTGTAACATACATCCCTGTTGACAAAGCAAGAACATATGTTCAAGCAACAGCATCTGTTATTGATACTACTGTTGGTAATTATGTATTGGTTACTAATGTAAACAACTTACCAAAAATAGATGAACTTGCCCAAGTTACTCTTTACAATACAATTACTGGTTCTTCATATCGTGGATCCCCACAAGGGACTATTGTTGGTTATGCTCGTGCTCGTTATATGGAATGGCACACTGGTCTACCAGTAGGTTATTCGGCAGTTTACAAACTTGGTTTATTTGACGTACAAATGAATCCAGGATATGCATTTAATACTGATGTTAAATGTTTAGCATATACTGTTCCTTCAGATTCAAATTTAAATTTTACTGCTGATATAAGCCCAGTAGTTACACAATTGATTGGTTCAGTTACTGCTTCAGGCACAACTATTACTGGCACTGGAACTTCTTTTCTAACTGATTTAAAAGTAAACGATTTAGTTTTAATTGGTGGAACTGGTGGTTCTTATCGTAAGGTAGCCACTGTCAGTGCTCAGGGAACTATTACTGTTGATGCGTCAATAACAGTAACTGGTGCAACTATTGCTAGATGTACTACACAAATCTTAGAACCAAATAAAACATCACTAATATTTCCATTACCATATAATGCAATTAGATCAATGAGAACTGCTGGTTCTGGTGGAACTAATAATACTACATATTATTGTTATCAGAAATTCACTCAAACTGCAACTGGAACTTCTGTAACATTAAGCACTTCTGGAACATTCGCCCCATCGTCAGAGCAAACTAATTATACAGTTATTGATAATGACGCCACTGCTGGCGGAGCAATTATTACTCCTGTTTCTATTAGTGTTTCTGGTTCCACTTGTACTATTGTTGTTCCTAGTGGTCAGTCTGGTCGTTCTATTTCTGTTATTGCAGTAGTTATTAGAAATGGTTCAGGATTTGAGAAAACTAAAACTCTTACTAATACTTCTGAAGTATTTAATACACAAATTGCTGCACAAGCATCTACTATCTACTTAGACAAAGCAGATTTATTTAAAGTTGTAAGTATTATGATGGCTCCAGGTGCTGCGTTTGGAACAACTCCATCAGGTAGTGCATATACTGTTGATATTTCAGATAGATTTACTATTGATAATGGTCAAAGATCAAGTCACTATGACTGGGCTTCATTAACATTAAATCCATCTTTTTCTGCGCCTACTAACCCATTTAAAATAACATATCAATATTTTGAGCATGGTGCTGGTGATTATTTTGATGTAAATTCATATAGTGGTATTGACTATAAACAAATTCCAACATCTTTAAGAGACTCTTTAGATTTTAGACCACGTGTTGCAGATAAATCTGCAGGTAGTGCTAAAAACTTTGTTTCTACTGGTTCTATCATTTCTGCGGTTCCAAAGCGTGGTCAGGCTGCAACTGCGGATTATAGTTATTATCTGCCAAGAAAAGATAAAATTGCATTAGATATTAATGGTAATTTATTTGATGTGACTGGTGTATCTTCATTGATGCCTGGATATCCTTCTGATCCAGACCTTGCGATGATTTTATATACACTAGATTTAAATGCATACACGTTTAGCGCAGATGCTAATAATGTTCTTTCTAGGAAAGTTGATAATAAACGATACACTATGCGCGATATCGGTAAACTGGAATCTAGACTTAACAACTTAGAGTATTATACTTCGCTATCAATGCTTGAGCAAGAAACTCAATCATTGAAGATTACTGATTCTAGTGGTCTAGATCGTATGAAGAATGGATTTGTTGTTGATAATTTTACTGGTGGTAAAATAGCAGATAGTAAATCATTAGATTATATGTGCGCAATTGATATGGAAAACAATCAGTTACGCCCATTCTATTCTATGTATAATGTTAATTTATTGGAAAAATATTCTAATAATTCTGCAAGAACCTCAGCAAACTATAAGTTGACTGGCGATCTAATTACATTACCATATACTACTACACCATTAATTACACAGCAATATGCTTCTCGTTTAGAGAATATCAATCCATTTGCTATCTTTACTTTTATTGGTGATGTTCAATTAAATCCACCATCAGATGACTGGTTTGAAGTAAATCGTCTACCAGATATTATCCAACAGGTTGAAGGTAACTATAATACTATTTTAACTCTTGCGCAAAAATCAGGTGCTCTTGGCACTGTTTGGAATGCATGGCAGACTGAATGGACAGGCGTAACTGTTGCTGGACCAGTACAGTATAGTAATAATTTTGGTGGAATGAATGCTCAGCGCAGAGGCATGCTCGGTGGAGATTTTGGTGGTGGATTGATTGCTGCTGGATATACAGTTACGCAAACATTCGCTACTCAGGTTGGACAATCAAGATCTGGTATTGAAACTAAGATGGCTCTTAAGACTGATTATGAAACAGTCTCAGATGTTACAGTTTCTACTGCAATTATTCCTTATATCCGTTCAAGAAATATTCTTGTTCAGGCTCATAAATTAAAACCATTAACTAAGTTTTACCCATATTTTGATGGAGTAGATGTTAGTGCGTATTGCACTCCTGCATCTAAGATGATTTATACTCCATCATCTGGAACTTTTGATTTTAAATCAAATGTCGGTGGTCAGGCTTCTGAATTAAAACGAAGAATCCTTGGTGATGCTCAAGTATGTTTAAATGCTGGAGACGTTATCACTAATGGTGCAGGAACTGCTTCTGCTGTTGTTGTTAATGTATACTTAGATCAGAATAGTGCTTATTGTTTAAGTATTGTTAATATTAAAGGTGCATTTAGCCAGAGCGACACTATCTCTGGATCTATTAGTACGGCACAGGGTGTTGTTGTTTCAGTAACTACTCCAAGCACTTTAGTAACTACTGCCAGTGGTGATGTTGAATTCTTATTTAATATTCCGCAAACTGATTCAGTTCGTTTTAGAACTGGTAAGAGAGAGTTCAAATTAGCAGATGTATCAACATACGCAGGAGATTATACTTCTCGTGGTATTGTTACTTATGAAGCCACTGGTACTTTAAATAACACTCAGAAGACAGTTAATGCTGTTAGAAATGGGCAAATTGTTCAAGAACAGATAAGTGGTAACCAAACTGTATGGCAATCTTCTAGTAAACAAATTGGTTCTGGTACTTATTGGTATGATCCACTCGCGCAATCTTTCTTGGTACAACAGAAAGGTGGTGCATTTATAACTTCTATTGATATTTTCTTTGCTACAAAAGATAGTTCAATTCCAGTTACTTTGCAGGTTCGTGAGATGGTAAATGGTGTTCCAGGTAAAACTATTCTACCATTTAGCGTTGTAACTAAACGTGCTGAAGATGTGAACTTATCTGCTAACTATGTTGTAATGCCAGATGGTACTTCTAAACATAGTTATGATACTGCAACTACATTTACTTTTGATAGCCCAGTATATTTACAAGACGCAACTGAATATTGTTTTGTTCTTCAGTCAGACTCAAACAACTACAATGTTTGGGTATCTTATATGGGAGATCAAATCCCTGGATCTGGAAGAACTATTTCTGAGCAACCATACGCTGGCGTAATGTTTAAATCACAGAATGCTTCCACTTGGACTCAAGATGATAACGCTGATATTAAATTTGTTATTAATCGTGCAGTATTTAATACTGCAGTAGTTGGTGATGTGGAATTTGTTAATGACGTTCTACCATATGATACATTAGATAATGACCCATTCCAAACTGTTTCTGGTTCTAATTTGGTTCGTGTGTGGCACTATGATCATGGTATGCCGACTGGGTCTACAGTAGATATCTCTGCAGTTAATGCAAATGATCCAGGAACTGGAACTATCACTGCATCAACTAGTAGCGCAACTGTTACTGGTGTGGGAACTGCTTTCTCTACTGAATTGGCGGTTGGTTCTGCTTTGTATAACTCACAGGATGTATTAATTGGATCGGTTTCAGCAATCGCAAGTAATACTTCATTAACTCTAAGTTCCAATTCTGGAGTTGCAGTTACTGCTGCAGCATTCCAATACGTTGCTCCGATTAACGGTATTCCTGCTATCGAAATGTATACTACTCATATTATTGGTAATGTAGATATGCATTGCTATACATTTAGCACTACTAGTAACGCAACTATTTCAGGTTATACTGGAGGAACACTAGTCAAGGCAAGTAGAAATGTTCAGTATGACATGATAAATCCATTTGTTCAGATGCAGAACTTCTCTGATACAACTACAACATTCTCTATTAAAACTACTTCTGGTAAATCGGTTGATGGTAGTCAAACACCAAATGTTATTGATTCTGGTTTCTCACCTGCTTTAAGAAATCAAAATAATGTATTTTATACACCAAGAATGATTTGTTCTGAAAGTAATGAAAGTGTCTTGCTTTCTGGTAACAAATCCTTAACTTTCTCTGCTCAACTATCAACTACAAATAATGCAGTTTCTCCAATTATTGATACCAGTCGTACGAGTTTAATTGCAATTAGTAATAAATTAAACGCACCAACTCAGAGCAATACTAATGTATCAGCGTTAGACAATGTAACTGCTTTTGCTTATTCTACTGGAGCATTTACTTTTACTTCTGGCGGAACTATTACTTCTACTATTTCTGGTGTTAGAACTGCCATGGCTGGTATCGGGATCGGTAAATACGTAACTATTAGTTCTGCTACTTCTTCTGGTAATAATGGAACTTTCTTAGTTACTGGTTTTACGGATGATGGAACTACTGCCACTCTTACTTTAAATACTACCTTTACTGGTGAGGCTGCAGTTTCTGGAACTACTGTTACTACTAGAATCCTATTCGCTGATGAGATTGCTCCAGTTGGAAGTACTTCTATAAGTAAGTATGTAACTACTCCTGTTAAATTTGCAAATTCTTCTACATATGTTCGTGTCATGATTAGCGCAAATCTTCCTGCAGAATCAAATGTAGCGGTATACTATAAAACTTGTACTGGTGATGCTTCACAATTGACAACTACTAAATATACTTTGATGACTGCGGATGGTGTTATTACTAAAGTAGATAATGGAGATCCTACTTTTAGTGATATTACTTATACACTAACAGGAATGAACTCGTTTGATACTATGCAGGTAAAACTGGTTATGACTTCTACTAATAGTTCCGCTGTTCCAATTATCAAGGATTTCCGTTTAATCGCTTGCCCATAATATGATTGATTTTTTGAAAGTTGAGGGACACGCCAGTTTAGTTCGAGATACAGCTACTGGCGCAATCCTAAATAATAATAGAACTGAATATGAAGAATATCTCTTTCAAAAGAAGAAAACTGAATCCAGAGAAGCTGAAATTTCTCAACATACAGAAGACATAAATAACATAAAGAATGAATTATCAGATATAAAACAGCTTCTTCTACAGCTGGTATCTACTAAATAAGACTGACTAAGGAAACTTAAATGGCATCTATAACTGCTCCATCGCTAACGCTAAGATCTACCAAAGGTAGTCCTCTTACCAACGCTGAAGTCGACGCAAACTTCTCGAATATTTCTACTCAGATCGCTCTCGGCCAAACCGCTGCGAGTTATACTGCTGCAGACGTATTAGCAAAACTTAATACTGTTACTGGTTATGCAGCTGCTTCTGGTTTAAACTCAGATACTCTGACGTTTAACTCTGGTGCTCGTTCTGCTGCTGCTACAAATACTGCAAATACTATCGTTGCTCGTGATGCATCTGGTAACTTTTCTGCTGGAACTATCACTGCTGCTTTAACTGGTACTGCTTCTATCGCTGCAAGTTTGAACTATACAGTTCTAATTTCTGGTGGTGGTACTGGTGCTACGACTGCTTCTGGTGCTCTTACTGCTCTTGGTTTAGCAATCGGTACTGATGTTCAAGCATATACTGCTTCTGGTAATGCTCTTGCTGGTTTAACTTCTGCAGCAAATGCTACTCCATATTTTACTGGCTCAGGTACTGCTTCAGTTTATACATCTTCTACTTTTATGCGTGGGCATATGGGAGATGCTGATGCAGCAACTGCTCGTTCTACTCTTGGTTTAGTAATCGGTACCAACGTACAAGCATATGGTGCTCAGTTATCTGCGCTTTCTGGTGTTGCCACTGGTATTGCTGTTTTAACTGGTGCAGGTACTGCTTCTGGTCGTACTATTACTGCTGGATCTGGTATCTCTGTTTCCAATGGAGATGGCGTTGGTGGCAACCCAACTATCTCTGCTGCTGTTACATCTGTTCAAGGTAATACTGGTGCAGTTACTGTTTCAGTTCCTGTTACTTCAGTTCAAGGTAACACTGGTGCAGTTACTGTTACTAATATTTCTGGTAATGCTGGTTCCGCTTCTAGTGGTTGGCCAGGTTCATTGTCACAGTTCTCTAATAACTTAGGTAACTATGG